CACGGCTTCAAGCGGTTCAGCCTGAATGACGGAGAACGTCCCAACCTCATTCCCTGACAGGTCACGGAGGCGGAGCTGTTCTGATGTCACGGGCTGCGCCTCAATCAGTATTTCATAGGAGGCAAGCGTCACATGCTCTCCCTTGATGATTGAAAGCTGATTGTATTTTGTAGCCCTGAACTGACACGGTACAGGTTCGCCCCATAACTCAGAAGACGGCTTGACGGGGTAACCCGTCTCAGGGTCTATCCCGCCGCCCGTCTTTGTCTTGAATTCGATTGTTCCGTTCTGAATAATCATAGCCGAGAGCCTTTATATCCGTAAATAGGTTTGTTTGCGCTTCCGCCATCATCGTCAAAGTCTTTGTACAGGGCTTTTGCGTGACTGCGGAACTGTGTTCTCTGTTCGTCCGTGAAAGAATAGTTCTGCCCGCCCTGAGAAATGTCAGGGGCGAAAGACAGCCAAAGGAGCAGGTCGGCTTTGGCAAGGTTGTACTCCCTGCTTTTCAAGACCTCCGCTGTTGCCTCTGTGTCAAGGTTCAGCCCCCGTTTCCCAGCCGTGTCAACGAGTGTACGGAGAGGAACAGGGTAGGCGTTCAATCCTTTCAGGCTTTCAATGACTTTTGCCATACGTCAAGACCTTTTTAATCCCACTCTGTTCCGTCTGTCTTCACATACAGATTGCGGTACACCGTATCAAATACGGGGATAGCGTCAGCCTGACCGATTGTTACTTCGCTCTTAGGCTCAACCGTACCGTATTTCTTGATAACGGTATGCGCACGCTCCGCTCTCAAAATCAAGTCGTCATTCTCTTTAAGAATGTCATACTGAGTTGAGCCGAGACGCTCTGTCTCTGAAAGAATGAGACGCTTGTCGGCAAACGGGTTGCCCGAATCCGATGTTCCGTCCGTAAACTCACGTGTGATAGTCTGGTCAATAACCCTCAACTGAATGCCGTTCAGCCAAGCCTGCTTTGCGAGCATGGTGTTGACGGCGGTCAAATCGGGGGTCTGAGCCATTCCCGTAGCGTTTGCGATATAAGAAGCACAAGCCTTGATAATCTGTTCTGCGGAACAAATCCTGTAAAGCTCGTTCAGGTTGATGAACGCGAACTTCGGGTTCAGGCTCTTTTTGTTCTTCGCAAACTCAACAATCTTCACGAGGTCTCCGATGATGTCAGCCGTTGACGGGTTACCCCAGTCTGAACCTGACTTGACTTTCATGTCATCGTCCACATCATAGTCAAGGTCAAATTCATTTGCGAATGTCGCATTTGTGGTGGTCGTGAAGTGAAGAACACCAGCATTTGAGGCAAGTTTCCATGCTATGTACTCTAACTCAGACTGAACGCCGTTGAAACAGAAGTCAACATCGTTGCCCCAGAACTCGACAAGCTGAACTGCGTCTTCGTCCTGAGCAAAGGCGAGGGCTGTCTGATATTCCTTGATTTCGGCTCGTGTCAGTTCACGGCTGATAGAGATGAACGGGATGTCACCCCGTGCGCTCTCGAATATCGGGCGGCGTTTTCTGATGATTGTTCCGTTATCCGTGTGCAGGTCAGCCGCCACATTCTTTTTCTCCAGCTGATTGGTCAGGGTTTTCCAACTGAACCCATTGACTTTCTTGACGGGGAAGTGTGTCCCGAAAAGAAAGGGTGTCGCATCAGCCGAGTTCAGACGGGCTTGAACCATCTGAGAGGTCAAACCCGCAATCATTGTATTTACAACTGTTGCCATAACTTAACCGATTAATAGTTGATGATACCTTTGAGGTGTTTCATGATGCACTCGGGCAGGGGGTTGCCCTTTGTCACGCCGATGAGCCAAGCGTCCGTGTCAAGGTTTGACTTCGGATCAATCGGCTTCCCTGTGCCGACAAGCGACTGAGGGGTGTGTTTCAGTTTTGAGTCGCTGCCCGTTGCCTGTGCAGCCGCCTCAATGATGAAACCGCCTTTCTCAATCTTGACCCCGAGAGTTGTGCCGACCTTGATTGTGTCATAGGATTTCTCTGTGGTCACAATCTCCGTTATGGCGTAAGCCTTACCTCCCTCATCCGCCATGATGAAGTCTCCGACCTTGAAGTTGTGTTCCTTGCTGACCTTGATTTCGGTTGCTGTCGCTGATGCCTCCGCTGAAAGAACAGCGGTCTTGACAACATGACAGATGCCGTCCTCGGGTGCGCTCAGAACCGCTCCCTCGTGCAGAAAATCGCCTCCGAGTTCAGACACCTTTACTGAGACACCTCCGCGAATATCCGCTACCTTGTGCATGAAGACACGGCGTGTGCGTGTGTCTTTTCTGCGTTGTACTGTCATTCCCATGATGAATGTCTTTTTGATTGTTAAACATTAGAACGGCTGACCGTCAGCGGGCTTGTTGTCACGGTGTGAGATAGCCTCTACCTGTTCTTTGGTCAGTTCGTTCCCTTGATTTGTCCGCCCGTTCTGTGCGGCTGGTCTTCCGAAAACAGCCCCTTTGACATGAGTTTCATTGACAATGCCCTCGACCTCAGAGGAAATCTCGCTGAAAAGCGTGTTGAACTGTTCTTCGGTCAGACCGTCAACAGGCGTGCGCTCGTAGGCTTTTCTGAGTTTCTCGGGCAGCTTCTCAATGACTGTTTGAAGTTGCTGTTTACGGGTTGCAGTTGTGCGGTCAACATCCATTTTGTTCAAACGCTCAGTCAACGCCTTGTTGCTGTCAATAAGCGTTTGCGCCCAAGTTGGAATTGCATCGCCCCCCTGCTGCTGTGTCTGAACGGTCTGCACGCCCCCTTGCTGTCCGCCCTGAGAGCCGCCCCCGTCATCAACTTTAACCCCGTCTTTCAGACCGTACTTCGTCTCATAATTGTGTACGGCTGTCTGCTGGGCTTCAGTCGCACGGCTGTCGCCGTAGCTTTCAATAACTTGCTGAATGGTTACCCCCTCGACAGCGGTTGCGACCTGTTCAGCGGTTGTCACAGTCTTAGCCAATTTGTCGGCAATCCTGTTCAAGATAGCTTCACTGACCCCCTGAAATTTGGCTTTCAGTGCTTCTAAAATTTGCTTTTTCATACGAATTTCGTCTTTAACTGATAAGTTTACTTCGACAAAGGTATGGTTATTTTCTCAAAGTGATTACATAATAATCAGAAAAATGTTTGTTTTGTCTCCAAAAAATTTTATGAATGTGCGTTTCAGGCATTTCGGGGCGTGGTGCGTGTATGTCGGGGATTGCTGGGTTAAGTGAAGTTAAAAGTTAACTGAGCAGTGAAATTTTTTCGCAAAAAGTTGATTATTTCCAAAATACTTCACTTATATTTGCATCGTGATTACAATATAAACATTTTCAAGTTATGAAGACAATGAGTTTGGCATACAGCACGAGAGACATCAACCGTAATTTCAGAATTAAGGTTTCAGGCGTTGACGGAGACGGCAACAGGGTTCACAAGCTGGTTGGCGTTTCAGGAGCGATCGCCCTCATCGGTGTTGAGATGTTCAACAAACTGTTGAAACGGGCTTTCAGCACAATGGACGATGTCTGTGTATGCAAACTCCGCAGGGGTATCAAATTTTCGTTTTACATCAAATAACAGCGATTATGAGTGAAGACAGAAGCATTATCGAAGCGGCATACTTGACGGGCTTTGAACCGTCAGCCGATGACCTGACGGAAGCCGCCCTGTATGAAGAAGCGGTTCAGTTCTTAACGGAAACAACAGTATTAACCAAATAATTTTTTTCAATTATGTCAACAGCAACAACAACACTTCAACAAGGGTTGAACGAAGTAGTGATGAACAAAGTTCAAAAGATGATTGACGGCAAAGCCGTTGGGGTTCAGGCGACAATGGAACGCCTTATCAACGAGGGGAAAATCGCTCAGGACTACATTGCCCCGATAGGCGTGAACCTGAAACAGAAAGACCACAGCCCCGTGATAACGTTCAACGGCGGGGACAGCCTGACGATGAACATGCCTGACGGTCTGTTCTCGCTTCACGACAACGCCATAGGTCAGCTCGCAGACAGAATGGGCGTTCCGCAGCGTTACCTGAGAACACTCGCTTCGGGCGAGACATGGGCGAAGAACCTTGCCGCCGAAATTCTGAACGAGCACAGCGACTGGACACAAAGAACCCGTGTTCTTGTCAGGACGGTCGGCACTCAGGTTCGGGGCGTTCTCTCTGACAGCTACCGCCGTCTGAACAGCGTTGAGATACTGACGGCGTTTGTTCAGGAGGCGAGCCGTCAAGGGGCGGTTATCTCTGACGCTTATATGAACGACACGAAAGTATGGGCGGAAACAATTCTTCCGCAGCCTATTGTCATCCCGACAGCGAAGAACGGCGATGTCATCATCTTTGCGGGCGCACGGTTCTCAACCTCTGACTACGGGGACGGGGCGGTCGACATGCGGGCGTTTCTTCTGAACGGGGCTTGTCTCAATGGCATGGTTCGGGAAAGCGTGATGAAACAGGTTCATTTGGGGTCAAAGCTCCCCGACAACCTGCAACTGTCTCAGAGAACGTATGAACTTGACACGAGGACAACTGTCTCGGCAGTCAAAGACCTGACAAAGGGGCTGTTCAGCAGGGACAACCTGATGAAGAAAGCCTGCGAGATACAGGGAGCGTCCGAGATTGACGTTGACTTTGAACATGAGTTGAAGAAGCTGACCCGTGACGGCGGTCTTTTGAAGTCTGAGGGAAAGGAGGTTGAAAAAATCCTCATGCGCAACGACCCCGAAGACGGCGTTCAGGGCGGGGCGACCCTTTGGAAGCTCACTCAGGCGATAACGGCGCACGCCCGTGAACTGACCCCTGAAAGAAGCCGTGAACTACACGAGATTTCAGGCGCACTTCTCAACCGTGTGAAATTACAGGCATAAATAACAATCGCCCCGCAAATCTGTCATAAGACGGGCTTGCGGGGCTTAACACTCAGAAGACAATGAAGACAGAAGCAATTCAAAAACTCAAAGAAAAACACCCCGACACCCTGTTCATTTTGAGGAGCGGGGATTTCTATTCACTTTACGGGGAAGACGCTAAGACCGCCTCCACTTGTCTCGGCTTGATGCTGACAAAGACCGCTGACGGTGTGTTTCAGGTGTTGTTCAGACTTTCAGAACTTGACAGGTATCTTCCCAAACTTATCAGGGCGGGACACCGTGTCGCGATATATGATGAGCCTTGAAAGCGTGTTTTCGTCAGCGAGAAACAGATTAAAACGGGATTATCGCTGACGATAATTCATTTATCAAGGGTTATCGCTGATTATCGCTGTATTTCCTTTACTTATAAGTAAAGTACAGTAAAGTAAAATAGAGTAAAGTAGAGTATAGATAAATAAATTTATCCCTATATAGAACCCCTAACGGGGTTATGTCTAACATCGCCTGATGTTCATCTGATGACAACAGGCGTAAAACAGAGAAAAAAGAATGAGAACGATCTACCGAGTGAGGTTCAAAGAACCGCCCCTGAGCGGGGACGAAAGAACGGAGTTCTTCTTCACGTCCCTTGCCGCGATTTATGAGGTCTTCACGGCTGAACAGATAGGCTGCAGGGTCAACCGCCTGTATAACATCGGGCTTCCTGACGGGAAACCGTACAGGGGGCGGCGTTGTGAGATAAGCCGTGAAGATATTCACAGCAAAGCGCAGAAAGCCCCGAATACGGGCGCAAATTTTTCAGATGATAGTTTACACGAACAGAAAGAGTAAGGCGTTTTACGGGCGTATTCGAGAAAAATAACTCAGTTCTGAACGGTTACGCCTTGAAAACCCTATCTTTGCAGAAAGAGTTGTCTAACGATTAAGAACAGATTATGGAAACGGTATTCAATCAAAACATAACAGCCGATGAATGGGGGAGGATCAGCGGTCTTGACAAAGACCTGTATCTGTCTGTTGTGAGTGAAGACACGGCGAATAAAGACCTTGCCACCCTGTTTTATCTCCGTGGGGATAAAGACAGGATGACAAAGTATGCAGACAAACTTCCCTCTGACCTGAGACAAGATTTTTACCGAACTATTTCACACCCGTAAGGGTCTTGAATAGCTTGTCAAAATCCTTTGAAGACAGTTGAATACCTCGTACAAGGCTTTCGGCTGTCTTCTTATCATATTTGCCCTGTGCCTGAACAAACTTGACCAGCTCATCGTGAATGTCCTCATAGTTGCTTTTCAGGATGATGTCTTTGAAATGTCCGTGCGCTTTCGCCTCTGTCACTTTGAGACGCTTCAACAGGTCTCTGAAATTGGCGACATAAGTCTTGTAACCGTAGCCCGTCTCGATGATGTCTTTTGCGTTGACGGCTTTTCCTCCGAGACTTTTCACGAAACTCTGATAAGAGTGACGGGCGCAGAACTGATTGATAATCTCCATTGAAGTGACCCTGACGGGCGTTTTGTTCCTGAGATTTTTCCAGCCGACAGCAGCGGCATGTCGTATTTCATGCCAAAGGCTTTCAAGGGCGTATTCCTGTTTGAATGTCAGGTCAACTCCCGTTGAAATCGCTTTCAACGCCCCTTTCAGTTCTTGAAGCGGGTTGAATGTGTCTTTCAGGCTGTTTATAACAAACGTCTTATTGGCAATCTTGATTGTGTTTCCTTTCAGGTCATAAGCTCCTGTGGAGTTCAGATAAGAACGGGAGTTCGCCATAAAGAAACCCGTTCCTTTTGCCCGTGTGATTTGCACGCCTTTCAGACCGCCGTGAAATAAATCGGGATTATTAGCGGCGAAATCCGTGATAGTCTTCTGAACCTCTTTATCCGTGATATAATTCGGGTCTTTGAGTTTCAGAAACGCTTCTTTCAGGTCTTGAATAATACCCGCATCCTGACCCCGTTTCAGTGTCCCCATTCCTTTGATAAACCCTTCGGGGATATACTGAACATTGTCACTGATGAAGTACGGGACAGAAGTCAGGTGTTTCGCCCGTTCTTCATTGTCATCAAGCCATTGTTTGAACTCTTTCGGAACATCCCTGACTTCATTCTCGCCGCCCTGAACAGGTTCTTCCCCGTCCATTATCCGCCTGTTGTCCTCTGCCATTTCTTCCTCTGTCTTCAAGATTGTTTCAACATGGCATCGGCAATGAGGGTGCCAGCCCGTGAACTTGAAGTCTTTCGGGTAACAACCTCTGCCCCTTGTGTTGGTGCTGCCCATCGGTGCGCTCAGCTCATCGCATATATCGTGAAACGGCTGACCGTTCAGGGTGTGATTGTTTGACAGGACAATTCTTATCCCGACAACGAAATCAAGGTCTTGCCAGCGTGTGAAGTCAGCCGTCCGATATGCGATGTTCGTTTCTGTGGCGGCGAGGCGGCGGGCGTTCTTGAATGAGGAACGGTAAACGCCCTGACCTGGATGGAACGCTGCCGCACGCCTTGACAGCTGCAGAACCCCGTGTTCATCCCTGACACGCCTGAACAGCATGTCGGGGTGTTTGAGATACTGACGTAGTTCCCGTGTCATGTCTTCCGCTGAAACGCCGTTTCTTATCCCGACATCAAGACCGAGTTCAATTTCATCTTTGAACTGTTCCGTATAACGCCACACCCTGTCTGAGAGTTTCAGTCCGTTTGTCTTCCGTTGAATGAACGCTTCACGGGCTTCATCGTTTGTCGAGAAATAACGGCGGTATTGAGCCTGAGACAGCTTGCCTATATTGTCCCCGAAGACCTGACGGGCGAGTTCGCTGTTCTTGTCGTTTGAAAGCGTCCAAGCCGTCTCAATCCCGTTGACAATAGCCGCCGTAAGGTCACTTTTCAGCCCCGACAACAGCTTTTCTAATCTTTTGCGTGTAATTGGATAGTCGTCAAAAGAAAAGAGCCTGTCGGGGTTGAAATCGCTTATGCTGACCCCGAGACGTGCCGCCTCTTTGACAGCCGCCTCGTACACCCGCTCAATCTCCCTGTCGAGGGCTGAAAGGTTGTTCAGGTGTTGACGCTCCCATTTGTCAAGTTTAGCCATTGTCGGTCTCCCGTTTTATGAAGTGTTCGCACTGAGGGTCTGAAAGAAACCTGAGATATTTCCCGTCCGTATAGAACGGACAGCGGCACATGAACGGTTCGCCCTTGTAGTTCTTCTCGCACCAATCATAGCTGTGTGCGCAGTCACGGCATTTAAACTGCGGCTGTTCTTTCTTTCTCGCCTGTTGTCTTCTTGTCGTTCTCATATCCGTTCCCCCTTTCTCATTCAGTCATGTTGAAACTGTCAAATGTGTCTTCTTGCTTGATTTCTTGGAGCGTCTTGTCAACGTCATCAGTCTTTCCGTACCGCTCAATGGATTCACGCTGCGACATAAGGGGTTTACCGCCGTTGGCTGTCATCAGATTGTTGATGTCATCCTTTTCATCGGAGATTGTGAACGGGGTTATCAGGATTTCAACGATAAGAGCGTCAATGTCGGCGTGGTAACTTTCTCCAAAGACAATTTTCGCAAAGGCTTTGAGAACATTCACTTCACGGTCGAGGAACTCAATCAGCGGTCCTTTCTCATCGTTGACTTTCAACTGTGCATCAATGAAAAGTTGCTTGCGGCTTTCCCCTGAGAGGGCAACCTGCGACATCTTCTCGTATGACCAATCAGGGAGTTGAAGCATCGTGAAAAACAGGTTTCTCAACTCTGAGACTTGGTATCTCAGGTTCTCAACAGCCTGTTGCCATGTGACGTATTGAGCCGTTGAACCTTTGGGGTATTGCATGACCGCTCTCGCTTCTTTGTTCGGATCTTTCTCATCGCCGTAGGCTATCTGCTCATCAGCGAAGACACAGAACAGAGGCTTTGAGTTCTCGCGGAGATAATTTCCGTTTCGACTCAAAGACCACTCCATTTCATAGACCGTGTTTGAGTTGTGTTCCCATATCGGGTACGGTCTCCAAGCGTAAACAGCGGGTATTTTCAAAAGCGTGATGTCTTCATTCTCTGTCTCAGTCCATGAACCGCTCTCGGTTGACCACTTGATGTGCTTTGTTGCCGTGTATGCGTCAAAGAAACGGACAGTCTTTCTCCCTTTCTTTCTCTGATAACCGACAGACATTGCAATCATGTCCCCGTATTCATCAAAGAGCGGATACAGGTCATCGCCCAACATGGGAGAGAATGTGCGGCAGCGGAATTTCAGCGGGCTTTCAACACCGTACAGCTTGTTTTTCTGTTCAATGGCGTACCAAAGCGTCATAATCTCACACCCCGCAAAGAACTTGTTGAAGCGGTCTATGTCAACGCTGTTGATGCGGTTCTTGTCAAGAACGCCCGTGATGAACCTTGCAACTTGTTTCTGTTTCTCATTGTCAGGCTTGAAAATTCTCTTTATCGGGATAGCCGTGACAAGTTCCGTCATTCTCTTTGATGCGAGCTTCTGAAAGCCGAGTGCAATGCGTGTGACGGGCTGAATGCCGTCTTCTGTCACGACATCAGGATATTTCGCCTTGTTCATGACAGGGTGCATCAGAGCGTTATACTCCATTTCAATTCCCTTTTTACCGCCCCACAGAGGAACGTTCAAGGTCTTTTCACTCAGGGCGGCTATCTTCTGGTCAGCCGTCATGTCTGAACTTAAAATTTCTTCGATTGTCATTGTTCTTTTGATTTGATGATTAAACTTCCGTTATCTGCGTATCATTTTAGCCACCCTGTTCAGGTCAATAGCCTTTCTTGTCTGAGCGGGGTAGAAAGTGTTAGCCAGAGCGTCAAATTTGTCAGGGCTTCTTCCGAGACGGGCTTTGATGTCTTCTTTCGGCTCAATCAAAATCTTGCCGTCAGAGCGGAAAGACCATTTGATTTCCGTTGCTTCTTCATCAAACCTGTCATCGGGCGGGAGCATTGCACCCGTGTTGTTCTTCGGGTTGAGCCAATCACGGACGCACCAAAACAGGTACGCCCGCATGTTCGCGAATTTGTATTGTCCCGTGATGTCTGTCAGGTCACGCCCGCTGTGCGCCTTTGCGCCCTCTGAATACTTGCAGCTGATGATGTATCGGGGTTCTTCTTCAAGCTCGATGCAACGGCTGTAAACGCCCGCACCCTCGCCGATTGTGTCAATGCTGACGAACAGACCGATGTTTCGGCGGCGGTATGACATGATGCTGCCAGCCACTTTCATGTGATCCGCCACGCCGCCTGAGTTGTGAGCGTCAAAAGAGCCGACCCAATAATCACGGCGGAGAACATAACAGGTTGAGTCGCGCCCCATACCCGCAACGTCAACGCCGAGAATGTTCGTATCAGCCCTAAGAGGTTCTCGACCGCCTGCCTGTCTCCAACGCTCATGCGCTTCTTCAAGCCATTGTGCGGGGATAAGCGTATCTTCATCAACTTTCGGGAACAGACCGAGAACTTTCTTCCTGAACAGGTCTTCGGGGCGATACCACTGACCCTCAAACTGAAAGTCATCCATTTCTGACCTGACTTCATCAGGCTGTATCTTCGTACACCAGTTTTCAAGTTTGTCCAGCACCCAATCATAGTCAACCTGTCCCGTGATGACAGTCTTTCGCTGAACAATGTTCGGTGCGGTCAGGCTGTTCAGACGGAATTTGTTCCAGCGGTCGCCTTTCTGAGACTTGGCGGCATAGCCGACTGTCGTATTCGGGTTGAAGACAAGAAGAATACGGCTGTCGCCCTGCAGGTTTCCCTCAATGGCTGAAAAGGTGTCATCGCCTATACCTGTAGCCTCCGTCACGATGAACATTGTGTGAACGGCGTGAAATCCCGACCACGCCTCATGGTTGTGCTCATCAGCCTTGAAGCCCGTCAAGAACCATTCATCGTTGTCTGTTCTGATGTCATAAGTGTTCAAACGACCTGGCAGGACAACGCCCCGTGCCTTTGCCCTGTTGAAAAGACGGCTTATCTCAGGCATCATGATGTTCTTTACCTGACGGTCTGTCGGGGCTGTCAAGGCGACCTTTGTGTTTTCGACAAGCTCAATTTCCCCCTGTTCATTCCGTCTCCAGCGTGGGGTCAGATACAAGAAACAGAGAGCTGCACAAGCGGCAACGAAATCCTTTCCCCGTGCCGTTCCTGACGCAACGGACGTGCGCCTGTTGTGCTGAACGCTTGACAGAATTTCTTGCTGCTCAGGGTCAAGGGTCACGCCGAAAGCCTCTCTGACGAACCTATTCCAATCAGCTCGCCACAGGTTTATCAGTTCAAGCCCCTTTGTTCTAAGTGTTGTCTTCTGTTTCTTCATTGAGTTATTTTTTGCGAATTCGCTCTATGTCGGCGTTTCGTTTTTGTTTGGTAAATTCATACGATTGAAAGATTTGAGAGCCGCATTCGGGCGCAATCGGGCTTAATCATCGTCTGATGTGTCGCCGTCTTCATCAAGAAGCCCGCTTTCGACAAGCAGGGAGGTAAAGGACACGTCCCCGCTGATGTCTTTCTTTTCAGGGGCGTAAATCCCGAGAATTTTCCGCCTTTCCGCAAGCTGTTTCCTGATTTCGGCTATATAAGACGGGTCGCCGAGACAGATGACATCCGTGTCCGTCCGCTCTGTCTGATAAGTTCTGATTGATGTCTGTCCCGTCTGATTGTCACGGGTCGGAGAACCTTTCTGTCTGCGCTGTGTCTTGTTGTAGTCCGTCTTTGATTTCTCCCACTGCCCCCACAGTTCACGGACAGCGTCATCAATTCTTTCAAGTTCAAGGGTCACGATGTCATCCATGTCTTTGACCCTGTTCTCCCGCCATTCTTGAAGAAGCGTGTTCACGTCCTTGTGGACGGTGGCGAGGGAATAAGACGGGAGTTCAAGACGCTTCATGACCTCTGACTGAATTTTTCTGAGGCTGTTCCCACGCTTGTACATCTCTGCCACGATTTCAAGACGTGCCAGCTTTATCTGATTTCTTCTTTTCTCCTGTGCCTTGCTCATAGTTCTTTTGTCATTGATAGAAAGTTCTGATAAAATTCAAGGTTGCAGCTTGACAGTTCGATGTATGTCTTCCCGCATTCAGGGAATGTATGGACGGCAAAATGGCTTTCACAAAGAAGCCACAGAGCCGTGTAGCCCTGCGGTTCAAAGTGATGTTCTGTGCAACGCAGAATGTTGAACCCAGCCTTTCGGAGAAGCGTGTCAAACTGTTCTTTGAGGGCGGTCGGCTCTGTTTCGCCGATCCACTGTGAATGATTCCAAATCTTAGCTTGCATGGCGTGTCACTCATTTGAGGTCAGTTCATTGTCGGAGGTGTCTGTTTCAGCCGTGTCGAACAGTTTCATGTCTTCCTCCGTGTATTCAATTCTCGGGAACTCATTCTTGATGTTCTTCGGGTTGCCCTTGAAGAACACGAGAATGTGCTGATGCGTCTTCGCGACCTTTCTTGTCTCCATGTACCGTGCGGCTCTCAGGGCTGTTGAAGCGGTCTGTTCGACAAGGATGATTTCATTGTACAGGAGAACGCCCGCTTCTTTGAATATCCGCTTGATGTCGCCGCAGAAGTCATAATAGAACCCCGTCTTCTTGTCACGGACATCGCCGACACAGATAACGGCGAAGCGGTCTTGTTTCAGACAGCTTATGGCGGCTGTGAAAGCGTTCTTCAATATCTGAATGAAGTCTTCATAACTGTCCTGATTGCTTGCGTCATTCGGGAGGTCTGAATAAACTTCAAGGTCAAAGTAAGGCGGGCAGCTGAACAACAGGTCTTGACTTTCAGGCTGAATGTGCTTAGCCACGTTCTGACCGTCATCGCAGATATAATTGGCAGTCATTTCCGCAACCCTCTCATTGTTCAGCTTTGCTTGCTCCGCTCTCAGTTCAATGCCCGTGAACTCATTTCCGAGATATGCTGACACGAAGCCGAACACGCTGTCTCCCGCGAAACAGTCAAATGATTTGCAGCCCTTGAAACTGAACCAACGGCAGACGATTTCCGCCATAACAGGGTCAAGGATAGAAACACCCTGAGCAACGATTTTCGCCTGTTCACGTTCAAGGTCTTCTTTCGGGACATATTTCTCTATGTACTCCCTGAAAGACAAGCCGAGTTCTTTCCTGTGTTCACGGGTTCTTTGATACAGGTCTTTGTACTTGATTTCAAGACTTGTCACAAGCGTATCGTTACGGCTTTCGCCCATATCCCCGATAAGGTCATACCATTTCTTCTTTCTGTCTTGCCAATAACCCTTGCGGGTGTCAAGAATAGAGAACGGGGGAATGATAAAGCGGTCAAACAATGATGATTCGGGTGCGCTGTTCGGGAGTGAAGAACCGCCGCCGTTGCCCTCAGAGTTATCCTCCCACAGGTCTAATCCCCAATCAACAAGTTCAGACGTGTCCCATTCATTGGCAAGAGCGTCCATATCCCACTCTCCGTAACCGACATTGTCTTTAATGATGAACTCCCGCTGTTCAGCGTCTGTCAGTTCAGAAGCCTTGATGATGTGTGCTGTTGGGCAGTCAAGCCATCTTTCCCAATATCTCCGCAGTATGTCCCGCTCGGCTTCCGTCTTCTTTTCATAGCCTGAACACTTACCGAGTTCAGTGTTGATTTCAGCGGGGGTCATCTCTGAAATGTGCGTCAAAGCCCGAAGACGCATGTTCCCGCCGAGAACTGTCATTGTGTTGTCAACAACAATCGGACGGAGTTCAAGCATCTTCGGGAGAATAAGAATAGACCTGACAAGTTTCTCGAACTTGTCATTCATGATTTTACGGGGGTTCGCCTCGTTTACCTCAATCTGTGATAGGTGTACAGTTTCTGTATTCATAACCGTTTTGATAAGTGTTTACATTGTAAGCACAAAAGTACGCAAAACGATTATAATATAATCACATTAAGGCAAAAAAGGGGCTTTTTCGGGGGCAAATTCCCCTGAAATGGCTGTTTTTATCAGTTTTATTGTCGCTGTCTTGTAGAGGTCTTCGGGCGTTGTTCTGAACACACGCCAGCCCATGAGCGTTGCCGTGTTGTACTTCTCAATGTCACCGAGAAAGCCTTTGGGCGAGGTGTGTCGTCCGCCTGTCCAAACACCGCCCTCAACTTCAAGGGCGATTTTGTGTTCAGGTATGGCATAGTCAAACCGCCATTTCCTGACGGGGTGGAATTTGAACTCTTTCACGCACTCCACTTTCAGGTCTGTCTTACAGATGACCGTGAAAACGTCACGGACGGACTGTTTAGAAGCCGCCTGACGCTTTTCCCTGACAGTTGTGATACTTTTACCGTCTTTCATATTTCAATTCAAATTTGGGCTTCTTTCGGGCTTCTAAGACAGAAAGGGGATTTAACGCCCCCTTTCATGTCTCTGTCTCCCGTCTGTCAGCCGTTGTTTATATTTTATCAGAACGGCAGATCGTCATCGTCAACCGCCTGTGTGCCGTCAACCGTTGAAGTGATGTTCATCTGAGGGGTTGGGCGGCGTTCCAACTGTTTCATACCTCCGATAATCGGTAAGGCTCTGCGCTGTTCTTCTGTCAGGGCTTCAAACTTCTCTTTGTCAAGTGAGACTTTGACACAGTGAGTTTCAGAGAACTTCGGGTTCTCCATTTCAATAGCCGTCATGTTCAGATAAACGCCTTTCTCGCCGACAAACAGTCCGCTTTCATCAACAGGGATAATCAGACAGCGTTTTGTCGCCGTCTTCCCTTTGAGGTTTGTCACGAAAGCCCCCTGCAATTTCAGGAGGTCTGTTTTGATTGAAAAATTTGCCATAATTCTTGTTTTTATTTCGATTTAATAAGTAATTCCGTAATTCGTTCACTTCATTTGCGTTCAGGCTCAATGACCGCCCTTTCGTCTTCTCTGAGGGTTGCTCCGTGTCCTGAACCAAAACGGCTTCCGTCTCTGAACCCTCTGAGGGTGCAGCCGCTCCCTGTAAGGTGGATATTCTTTTCTTCCGACAGGGTCAGGGAAACAGATTTCAATGTCTCCGCAGATGACCAGCGGTTCGCATATCAGCTTAAATTCTGTCACGCTGTTCATAATGCTGCAAATTGATTGTTCAGTTCATTGATTTTCTTCTGATAATAGTCTTTCAGGGCTTCTTTGATTTCTCCTTTGGCTTCCTCATAGAACTTGACATACTGCCCCTGAGTGAAGCCGCCGTCCATGTCTGGCGTTCTGAAATAGATTGTGTCCGTCTTTTCAACCCGTTCTATCTCGTTGTTGATGCGCTCAATTTTTTTCATTATCGCCTGAGCCTTTTCAAATGTTTCTTTTTCCATATCACGGTGTTTTTAAGTGAATAATTTCAGTTGTACGGGTCTTTTCTTGATTGTTCGTTCATACCGTTTACAGCGGTCACGATAGGGGCATAACCCGTTCTTTGCCTGTGTGAACTTCTCATGCCATACCGCCCAGTCTTTGGTCGTTTCATCGCCAAACATGAAGCCAATCAAATCCATACAGAAGAAGCCTTTCCCCTCTGTCTTGTCATCATGAAGCGAGACAAGTCCGTTTCCTTTCGGTCTCATGGTCTCAACTGTTTAAGAAGCCGTTCAAGACCCCGCCCGTCTTTAATGCTTTTGCCTGTCGCCCAGCCGCTGTACGGGAAGAAAGTCACAACATGACCCCTGTGTATGAATTGTATCTGAATGTTGTCCCGTTGAATGACCTCAAAGCCGAGTTCCTGAATGCGTTTGACCGCATGTTCAAGTCTGACGGGTTCAAGTCTTCTTTGTCTCTCAATGTTTAATCTTGCCATATCTCGGTGTTTTTTAAGTTTTATTCAAACAATGTCAACTGATGCTGGTCAAAAACATCTTTCAATTTCAAGATTTGTTTCAGGGCTGTTTTCAGATTCGGAATTGCGCTTGACATCTCCACAACATTGCCCCAATCATCATATTCCTGCCTGCTTTCGTTGTTTGTTATCTCCCTGACGCATTTTTCTTCCAAACATTTCAGAGCTTCAAATATGCTTTCTCTTTCATTTTGAAAGCCTCTGTTCATGTCATCAACAAATACACAAGCATGACAACCTCCTGAAAAATGAAAATTGTAATCTAAACCATACTCCCATTTCCCGTTTGGAGACTGAGCTGTGCTTATTATAAAAAAACAGTCTTTACCTTTCCAATTGACAGGTTGATTTGGTGTTAGACAAACATCGTGTATATTGAATTTGAAACCATTGTGCTCAAACACTATTTCAGATGAAGAGTGTTGTTTGCACCATAAACACCATTCTTCAAACGTGAAAATCTGACCTGTACAAATGCATTTATGATGCACTGCGTTAGTTCTCAATCTTGCCATAACTTCGGGTTTTGTCTATCGTTGATAATCTTCTGAACTCTCGCTATTTCGTCATCAATGACCTTTTCGAGTCTCTTGCTCTCTGTCAGGGCTGAACCTGAATGGGTCTTGAAGTACTCTTTCTGTTTGTCTCTCATTCGGACAACAGCGTCAAAAAACTCTTTAGGTTTCATATCAATGTCAATTCTTCGGGTTTGCACGGATACCAATAACTGTCTTTGTTGAGAAAGACACAACGCCCGTATTTCCACAGCTCGTTGTCTTTGCTGATGCCTATCACTTCAAACGGACCGAATGTGAACCCGCTCACGTTTGTGAACATAACTCTGTCGCCGACCTTTATGTCCCTGTCGGTCTCCTGAATGTCTGATAGCCGTTCAACAAACGTCATGTCCTGACGGCTCTTTATCCATTCATCTGTTGTTCTTCTGCTTGTTGTCATAATCTGTCTGTCATTTGAGTTTATATGCTGTCAGAACGGGCAGTCTTCCTCTTCCTCCCCGAAAGGCGGGAGATCGTCCCAATCAAAGTGAGCCGCTTCAAAGGCTTCCTGCTCGCGCCGCTTGATTTCTTCCTGTAAATGGTTTGAGTTGTCCCAAACAGGCTCTTGCCCGTTTGTGTAGGGTGTGTAACGCCCGTTGTTCAGGTTGTATTTGAACAGGGCTGTCCCGCACTCCCCGAGATGTCTGAACTTCACTTTCTGAATGTGAACTTCAACGGTGTTTTCAAGGCGGTTTCTGTGGACAACGATACCGAAATCTGCCTTGTTGAAGAAGTTCGCCGAGCCTGATATGTCATACAGGGTCGGGGCTTCTATGATGCCGTCTTTGTTCTTCGGCTGTTTTGTCGGGTGCGCCATGAGGATTATCAGGATGTCATTCATCTGAGCGAAATTCGTCAGCTTGTCAAGAAGCCTTGAAATGTACTTTGTCTCATTCTGCCCCTCGCTCTCATCTTCAAGCCTGTTGTAGGGGTCAATGACAAGGGCTTTGATACCCTTGCGCCTGACAAGGAACTTCGCCCGTTCAAGAATTGTCTCCACCCTGTAATCCTGTTTCGGAGCGATGAAGAAGAAGTTCTGTTCAAGGTGTTCTTTCACCTGCCTGTACTCGCCGAAAGTCAGCGTCTCCTTGCCGAACTTCTTCCCCGTGAACTTCTCAATCAGTTTTGAGGCGTGATAAGCGAGAGGGGCGTTCTCAGGGCTGAAATAGGCGAAACGCCACCCGTAGCGCATGTTCAGCCGCTCGGCAATCTCATCGATGAACTCAGACTTTCCACTGCCTGGAATACCCGTCACGATACAGAGGCGTTTTGTCTCAAATGAACAGAGACGGTCAAAGTTGTCATGCCCGATTGTCACGCCTTTCTGCATACCGTGTTCAAACAAAGCGTCAAGGCTCTGTTCAAAGTCTGAGACTGAAAAAACTCCCTCCAACTTGATTTCAGGTGCGTCAGCGAGACACTTCAACAGGCTTTCACGCCCATACTTTATCAGATGTTCATTTGCGTCCTTGCAGCCCTCTCCGTATTCAAGAACCCGACACCGTTCAGCCCCGAAACGCCTTATCAGTTCATCTTTCAGAATGACCCCTTTTGTGTCAGTGTCGGAGGCTATGTAGATCGTCTCTTTGTCATCAAAGTATTCCTCGATATAATTGTCAAGATAATCAAGGTTTGAGTTCGCTCCGTTCGGAACACTCACGACATCATGCCGCCCGCATTCAAAGAAAGACAGGGCATCCATTTCCCCCTCCGTGATGATACATTCTTTTGTCCCCTTGATGTTGTCAATCCCGTATGGGAGAAGTTCTGCCCCCTGACACAGCTTGAAACATTTGTCTCCCGTCCTGAACTTCGTGTTCACGAGTTCCCCATTGTGATAGTAGTTGAACTGAACCGTATTGATTTTCCCGTTCTTCTGTGGCATCCATTCTTCCCCCTCCGTGATTTTCATCGCTCTCAGGGTCTGTTCGCTTATGCCCCGACCTCTGAACCATTTCAGAAGACGGTCTGAGAATGAAGAACAGGTCTGTCGCGGGGTTGGCTTCTTGTACACGGGCTTCTGATGCCTTATTGGGGCTGCGTTCCGCCACGGGCGGTCTTCTTTCTCCCACGGCTCTTTTTCAGCCGCACACCCAGAGAACCCGCAGTAGTGACAGTTGAACTCGCCCGTTTCAAGGTTGATTGAAAGGCTTTTGTCCCGCTTGTCACGGCGTTGCTCATGACATTGGGGGCAAAACACCTTTCTGTTCCCTGAGTTCCCGTATGGGGCTTTTATGCCGTATTTCTCCCAATTCATTCTCATAACAGAACCCAAGTTTTAGTTTGACTGTCCCAAGCGTGTCTCTCAGACGGGCGGGGAGGGGCTGTCGGCGGTATTGTTGCCTTACCCGTCCCGTATGTTCTCCTGCCTGCCCCGTCATAATATTCGCCGACACCGAGCTGAACGCCCGCCGCCTGTGAACCACTCTGATGACCTCTCGCCCCTCTGTCATTGTCATAATTCCCCTCCTGAACCTTGACCCAGTTTGAACCGTTGTCAAAAAGCCAATCAAATGTCGCAGTCCAGCCCGTCTTGTTAGGCTGTCGCCCCGTCAGAAAGTCAGAAGCCTGAACACGCTCAAAGAGACTGCGTGTGGCTTCAAGCATCTGTTCCTCTGTCTCAACTTTGAATTCGTCAAGACGGCACCTGATTTTCTTCCGCCTGTTGTCACTCAAAGTTTTTAAGCGAGGAAGAGAAACACAGACTTCATTCCACAGGTCGGCGATACCCTGATAAGGGTATATTCTATTCTTCTTTCCTTTACTCTCTTTTTCTTTACTTTCCTCTATTTTACTCTCTTTTACTTTACTATCTGTGTTATCGCAGCGATAACCGCCCGATTTGCCGTTTTCAGCCGTGATAACATCTTTTTCAGAACCGTTTTTCTTTGCCATAAGCCGTGAAAGCCTCTCCCTGTCTCGTTCTCGCTTTGTTATCAATCCCGAAAACCGTCTCTGATGCGCTGCGCTGAAAAGACGGTTTTCATCGGTCATTTGAAGAAGATTGATTTTGAGACAGTAGTTCACAATCTCATCGAGTTCATCAACGGTAATGTCGAAGTCGGCGGCAAGAAGCTCTTTGTTCACTTCATCAAAGTCAAGTTCAAAGAAGTCAGTGTCGGTCAGCGTTTCAAGAATGAAACACCACACGGCGTAGCCCTTGTGTGAGAAATTGCGGCGCAGGGCTTTGACTTTAACGTCATTCCTCATGTCCGCATCATGGCTGAAATACTCAGCGTTGTTCTTTGTCGGTCTTGCCATAGCCTGATGATTTTAGAGGGTTGCCAAAATTGATTTGCGGAGTTTCTCATTCTTCTGATTCCATTCAAATGAGCGGATCATCCATTGACGGTAGTTCAGGGGAATGTCTGAAATCCTGTTTCCCTTGTATTTCCCGAAAGGCATGATTTCAATCGGCGCAGCCGCCCGTGCGTCAATCGCCTGAGTGTCTTCACGGGTATAGTGACCGATGTCCGAAATCGGTATGCCTGACAGAAGCCGCCCGCCCGTCCCGAACATGCGCCACATCTTGCCCTGTTCAAACGTGATGTCTTCAACGCGACCGAAACGCTCAACGTTCCCGCCGATGTCAACAATCAGTGCGTCCTCCTTGTCAGGGTCAATTCTTGTCGCACGCCCGACAATCTGATAATACAGGGCGATAGAAGCCGTAGAAATGCCCAAGACAATGCAGTCGATACCTGTATAGTCAAAGCCCGTTGAAAGCACTCTGACGTTGAAAATGACCCTTATTTCGCCAGCCCTGAAACGTGTGATGACCTGAGAACGCTCGTTCTTGTCCATATCCCCGTAGATGACCGCTGAGTTCGGGTATTTCTTTGACAGGGTTATTGCGTCTTCAACAGAGGGAACAAATACGAGGATATGTTTCCGCTCCGTGTGTCTGTCAAGAGCCTGAAAGACCTGTTCAGAACCTCCGTTCGCGTCATAAGCCCTTTGAACGCTGTCTTCCGTGTACTCTGACTTTGAACTGTTGAAGACAAGAAGACTGCTGTCGAACCCCGTTGTCTCATATCTGAGCGGAGACCAGAAACCGAGCCTGACCATTTCAGAAACCTGACCGACATGGATTATCTCCTTGAAGAAGTTCCCTTTCTTTGAACGGGAGGTCAACATGACAAGTTTTGAATAAGTGCTTCCGTCCCTGTCCCTGTTCGTTTGAAGTTTCACAGGGGTAGCCGTGATGCCGAGAACATGAGTGATGCCGCTTTCTGACAGGAAACGCCCCAACATGCTGTCAGCCTCACGGGGGTACAGGTGCGCTTCATCAATGAGCATTTTTGTGAAGCCGAGAGACTTGAATTTAGCCCCGAGATTTTTGATTGAGCCTATCGTGGCATAGGTTATCTGTGCGATGTCTTTTCGCCCGAAACTCGCGCTGTAAATGCCCGCATTCAGGGCGAAATCCCCACACAGTGAACAATACTTCAAATAATTCTGTTCCAGCAACTCTTTTGAGGGTTGAAGAACAATCATGTTATCGTTGCTGTTCTTCGCGACAAAAGCCGTCAGAATTGACTTTCCCCATGCTGTCGGGAGAACAATCAAACTCGGCTTCGGTTTCTTCTCTTTGAAGAACTGAACAGCCTTGTTTATCGGCTCTGTCTGATTTTCTCTGAGTGTTATCATATCTGAGAATAAAGAACCCCGTATTTAGGGCTAACCACGCATAAACAGCAAGCGTTGGATGCCTTTCGGCTGTTCCACCCGTGTACGGAGTTCATATAAGTTTTTAATCTGTTCATTCGGTTATCGCAAAGATAAAGTGTTTACATTGTAATCACTTTAAGTCAAATGAAATTTTTTAAGGTCTCTGAAAGTTCAGACTTCGAGAACGGCTGTTTCGCTCTCAGTTTCTTTAAGAGGATGTTGGCGAGACGAACCTTGTTGTAAGTTCTCGTGTCCCGTTCCTCAACCTTGACACCGTTTTTCCAAGCCTCAATGTATTGGATAATATCCTCCATCTGCTTGTTTGAAATGATATACATACCTGTCTGACCTTTCTTTGATTGAACCTTATTTCAACAGGAAACGCCGTGCGCCCTGAACCTCTCTCGTGAACTCCGCAACCATTTCGGGATGCGCTGACTTGAAAGCCTTGTCATCAAACTTCATTGACGGCTTCGGAGCTTTCCATGTCGCTATGGTCTGCCCCCCGTAGCTGATAGCCTCTGCGTCCCCGAAACCGAGCTTTATGCGGTCTTCAAGACCTGTTTTGATTTCATCAAGTTTGGCTATTTCTGCTTTGACCTCTTTCAGGCGTTCATAATCGGCGAAGATTTCGTCATTCACTTCAACAATCTTCCCGTCCGTGTGTCTGTTGAACTTCAAAAGAACATCTTGAACGGTTGTCGCTTCGGGTTCTTTCTTCCCCTGAATGTTGTCCGTCCAGAACTTCTCAACTTCTTCAACAATCCACCCGTAGAAGTCAGGAACAAAACTCAGGTCTTTATATCCGAACTCACGTCCTGAACAGAGCCAAGCCAAGCTGCCCTCCCTGAGACCAGCGACACCGAGCTGATATTGAACCTGACAGAACCAATGTTTCGGAAGGTCGTCCCCGTCAATCTTCATCTGTGTGGTCTTGCATTCCAAGATACCTTTGTTTGAAGCGTTCTTCTTCTCCCCTGTGAGCCAATAGGTGCGGTCGGGGCTGACTTGAAGAAACGGGCGTTCATTGTCACGGATGAGCCAGTCTCCCGCTGATGACTTGATAACCGTCCGACCCGTTTCGTCACTCCAAAACAGGGAAACGGCGTCTTCAAGATAGTGTCCCGCTTTCATGGCGAAAGTCTCTGTCTTCGGTTCATCAAGACCTATTTTGCGTCTCCATAGCTGATAAGGTGTTTCAAAGGGGTTTAACCCGAGAATGGTTGCTACTTCGCTGCTTCCGATACCTGACTTTCTGTATTCAAGCCATTCATTGCGGTCTTTCGGTCTGATGACCGTGATATTTGCTTTTGTCTCCATATTCGCTGAATTTTGACGTTATTTTGATTTCCTGATTAAATAGAAGTCTGCCCAAAGGCTCATGAACTGTTTCCCCGCATAGACGGCGAGCGTGTCGCTCTTTAAGCAAAGGCGAGAACCGAAGTGCGAATACGAATTCGAGGGGGCGTTAGACGAGGTCGCAAAGGCGAGACCCGCATATCCTGTCTGATAGTCGCCTGTTGACATCAAGCAGCGTTCTTTCTTCTCATCCTCATCCATGTTGTCAATTTCGTCCTGAGTATAGAGCCAGAACCAAGGATAATAACGCCATTCATTCTCTGTGAATTGAGGCTTCCAGCCCTCATTCAAGGCGGCGCAGATGATGCGGAGCTTGAAGTAGGCGAGAATGTCAGGTTCAAGATTTGAATAATTGTCCTCCCATGCTTCGGGGTCATTTATGCCCATTGCTCTTGCAGCGTCTTCAAAGGTCTTGATACGCTCCGTTACGGGGCGATTATCGGCTTTCTGTGCTGTTTCTGAACTCAACTCGGGGAAAAGTGCGAGAAGAAGTTTTTTCCCGCTCTCATCGGCTGTATTGAACGCAGCCTTGACGTTTTCAATTTTGATTTCCATATTCATTACTTTTTAGGTGTTGATGATTTCTTTGACTTGTCTTCTTTGATTTCTCCCGTCTCAGGGTCAACATTGGCAGGTACGGGGGCTGTCCCTGTCGCCTGAGCGATAGCCGCTGCCGCCTTTTCCTGAGCTGTGGCGGTCTTCTTGTCAGCTTCCGCCTGTGCCTTTGCTTCAAGTGCTGGTTTGACGAAGCATTCTTCAACAGAGGTCGTTCCCTCCTTGATAGCGTTCGCCGTTGCTCTCAGTTCAAAAATCTTCTGTTTGTCAATTTCCTGAACTGAGTTCACGCCGAGATATAAGAACAGTTGTTCTTGTTTCACGCCGAGTTTGGCGAAGTACTGAATGACGTTCTGACGGCTCTGTTCAAGGTCAATGGATTGACCGAGTGCAACTTTCTTTACATCGTTGATGACCCGTTTTGTCACTGCTTTAGGAATGACAGCCAAGACAGCGTTCCTGAATGCGATTGAAGCGGCTGCGTTGCCCGTCACAACCTGCATGTCCTCTGAATAAGTCTTGCCCGACTTTGTTGTTATTCGGCGGTCAACGGTCTTGCATACAGCGAAGTTCGTTTCAAGGTCATGACAGACAGCCTGAGCCGTGATTTTGCGTCCGTCATTCCCGATGATGCGTGTCTGAACTCTCAGGTTGCCCCAAGCCCCCGCAATGATTTCTGCCATACGGATTGAAAGCCCCTCAATGACATTGTCGTTCCCGTTAGCATCCTTTCTTCTGAGAACATAGAAACAATCTTCTGCGGTCTCCTTGTCCATTGTAGCGTAGGTGGCGATAGTGTTCAAGACCCTGTTGATGTCGCGGGGGTACTGTTTCGCCGTTGCGATCTGAATGTCAATTTCAGAACGTGTGATTCCTGCAAGCATTTCAGCCTGTTTGATTTCGATGATTTCGTTTTCCATTTTGTTGATGATTTTATTTGCCCTCTGACTGGTTCGGGCGTTCCGTTGTTATTGACTGTTTCTTTGAGAGAGAGTATCGGGCGAACGTCACGGGTTTCCCTGTGACCCTGTTTATTCCCGTCTCCATTGTCTTTTCGATTTCCAACCCCTCACGTCTCAGGTCACTTATGCGGGAGGCGAGACGGTAACAACCGAAGTCCCTCAACGCTTCAAGACCTGTTATGCTGCCGCCCTCAATGAGCCGCTGTCGTATCAGTTGGTTGTGTGTTGATGTCTGTTTCATGTCAGTTCTTTTTATGGGTTGCTACATAAGTTGTTGCCTTGCTTTGAATTTCATCTGATGTCGGAACACGCCGTTCAAGCATCCATTCCTCCAAGTCAGACTTCTTGAAATACAGTTTGCGGTTCTTCTTGAAGAACGGTATCTTCTTCTCGCTTGTCAGGCGATACAGATAACCTCTGCTAAGCCCCGTGAAAAGGAGCGTTTCGTCAAAATCAAGAACCGTCTTTGAGCCGATGAGCGTCAACCGTGAAAGGTTGTCCAGCTTGTCGTTCAGGGTTTCAAGTGTGATTGATGCGTCATCCATACTCATACCTCCTCATCCTTTTCGGCTTCATCAAGTTCAGACGGCAGAAGCCCCCGTTTGTGAAGCCATTTTCCGCTCATACAACAGCCCACGAGGTTGACTATGGCGGCTGACTTGATTAACATGAACTGCCCGAAAGTATAGGGCGAATCGGGGGCTTCCTCGCCAGCAAGTATCAGGAATGAGAAAAATCCCCATAGACAAAGTGCGGTCATCAAAGACCATTGAATTACCCGTTTCATATCACTTACAATTTTCGATGTCAAACATGATTGATTTCAGCCCCGTCCGTATGATTTCCTGATACTTCCGCAGTAAATTCAGAAGACGGGCGTTCTCTGAGTTGATTGTTTTGTTAGCCGTTTCAAGGGCTTTGATATACTGTTCATCTGTCAGACCGCTTCGGCTTACCGTGACTTCTTTCACGCTCATGTCGGGGAGAAGCCACCCGAACAACTCCGTCTCCTTGACCGTGACGGTCTTCTTGCTCTCAGTTGTCACAGAGCCGTTTTCAGCCTGTGCCTTGCGCTCCCAATACCGCTCAACATATTTTTTGTTGTACTGATATTTGGCTTTGTTCGCCTCCTTACTTGCCATTGTTGACCTCCTTTGATTTCAGACGTTCTTCAACACGGCGGCGGATCAAATAAATCGTTCCCTGAGAATGAATGCCGTACTTCTTCATCAGGTGTTCGGTCACAACGGTCTTGCTCTGACCCTCAACAGTCATCAGGGAGTTGTACTCGTTGTAGATTGCCAAGTCTCGTGCTTCACGTTCCGTTTGGCAGGGTGTCTTGAATACTTTTGCTTCCATTGTCTTTTATTGATTTGAGATTGATTTTCTGTAATGAATGTCTTCCATACCAGCAGATAGGGTCATTCCGTAGCGTCTCAACTGAGCTTCAAGAAGCCGTTTGGCGTTCTCAGCGAGAGCGAGAAGTTTTCTGAGTTTGTCTGTAATTCTTTCCATATCAAATAATTTACTTATCAGTTTATCTCCGATTTTATATCTTATTTCGTATCTTTGTCCGCATATAAAATTGAATAACGGTGCAAATATAAACAAAGTAATGATTTTGAAAAAGAAAATCGAAATAAAATTTATATTTTAACAATAATTGCGGTTTTGAATGGAAGCACTCAGGCGGATAAAAAAGGTCATAAATTGGCTTATCTTTAAGGAGATAGCCTCAAATGAAAGGGAATTGGCAGAAGTCATGGGTTACACGAAATCATCGTTCTCTCAGATTGTGACGGGCAAAGTCCCCATAGCGGACAAGTTCCTGAATAAACTCTGTTCTCTTGATGAAAATATAAACTTTGTTTGGGTAAAGACAGGCGAGGGAGAAATGTTCGTTTCCGATAGCCTGAACAGTCAAATGACAGTTCCGAAAGACGTGTGGAGCGTCATTAAGAAACAGGCTGAAAGCCTTTCAGCCCGTGACCGACAGATAGATGAACTGATGGGGCTTCTGAAAGAGCAAATTCAAGAAAACAAAAAAATGCTTGCCCGTCAGGAAGACAATGCCACCTCTGCCGCTGCCGTATAGTGATAATAGGGAAAAGTGTTTGTAAAGTTCCAAAATACTGAGAATATGAACTTGAATATGAATAAGAGGCTTGAAGAAATAATAAGATATAAGACAGGAGGGGAGAAGAAAGCCTTTGCCACCCTGCTGAATTGGTCGCCGCCTTATCTCTCAAAACTTCTGAAAGGCGTTGACTTCGGCTTGCAGCCCGTCATATCAATCATCGAGGCTATGCCTGAGATAAACGCCCGCTGGTTCTTGACGGGACAGGGGGAAATGCTGAACAGCGAGAAACAGGCGATGTTGCGCCGAGAAGCGATAGGACACGTTCAGCGGGTCATGGAGCTTGAACGCTTTATCCCCGTGATGAACCCCGAAGAACTCAGGGCGTTTGAACTTGAAGTCAGGGGCGGCAAGAAAGCCGATTTCAGCCCCGACACGCTCAAATCGTGGGAAGAACGCCTGAACATACGCGAAGAAGAAATAAACATGAAATTCGCCGCTGCAGCGGCTAAATCAGACGAATTATGCAGACAGAAGACAGTCAGAAAGTGATACGCCGTTTCTTTGAGGCTCTTTACCGCCTGAAAGATGACGGTCATATAAGGGGGAAGCAAACCTTTACCCGTGAATTTGACATCAACCGCTGGAACCTGAACACGCTTGAAAAAGATATGTCAAGGGACATTTTTCAGACGGCTTGGCTGACTTATCTCGTGAAAGAATACAAGGTCTCAGCCCGCTGGCTTCTGACAGGCGAGGGGGACTTCTATGAGACAAGAACGGGGGCAAAGCCGTGAAGCCGCCCCCGTCTC